TCAACTGGAGAGTTCCCATTATCAGATATGATTCTTTCTTTTATAGGCTGCGCAGGCTGGATTAGTGTAGGTATAATGTGGAAAGATAAAGCAATATTAATTCTAAACACAGTAGCTTGCTTTATACTCTTAACGGGAATAATTAATAACTTGGCAGGATAAAAAAATGAAAAAATTATATATAGTAGAAAAAGACGAGAAGGGTTACGGACTTTATGCAGATACAGACATATCTGCTGGAACAGTAGTAGTAAATCTATTAGAAAATGTAAGCTGGAGAGATAAACCTAGTAGAACTTCTATACAACTAGGAGAGAAGCACATGGAACACCCAACAGGTGGTTATATAAATCATCATTGTGAACCAACTACTAGATTAGTATTATTAATTAAATCATTAAAAGATGAATATCATATGGTACCCCCTTTCGTAGGTGTTAAAGGCACTTTAGCAAGTATAGTATATAGTGATCCACAACCAGTATTATATGCAATTAATGATATAAAAGAAGGGGAAGAAATAACAATAAATTACAATGATTCAGAAGACACTCTAGCAAATCCATTTAATTGTGCTTGTCATGGTAAAAGAATAAGAGGCAAAAAAGAGATAGAACTTTATGAACCAGAAGATGAATATAGCAGGAGTTACGACTAATGGCAAACCATGTATATAACTATATAGAAATAGTAGCAAACGACAAATGTATAGAAGCATTTGAAAACACAATGAATAACGTTCTTTATATGAATGATAGAGGTTGGATGGAGTACAAACCATTAGAAGATTTAGAGTTTATGCCTAAACACCCCCGAGATCCAGAGGGTTGGTTAATTGATGCTTATGATTATTATATAGATAATGTAGGTGCAAAGTGGGCACATATTGAAGATTCAGATAGTACATATGTAACTTTAGTCTCAGCTTGGAGTCCAGTAAGTGCTTTTGTAGGACATCTAGTACAATATCTATATCAATTTGATCCCAATGTAGTATTAAAACATGATTATACTGACGAATTCCACCAATTTGTTGGAGTACAACGAGTTACTTCAGATGGAGAAGCATTATTTGATTGGGACGAAATAGAGTGGGGCTGGATAGTAGAAGCTTTTTCAAAAAAGGGTGTTGATGTAGAAATATCCGATTTTGAATGGTGGGAAACATTAGAAGCTTTAGACGGTTATACACCAGAAGAATACTTAGAGGATATGGTATATCAATGGCGAGCAAATGCTTGGAAATTTATGACGAATTAATGGCTTATGTTTCTACATTATGGTATTATATAGGATTCCTTTATCTACATCACTTAGTAAGAAAATGAAGTATAATTTCTATAACCCACACACTCAATGTAGCTGGATAGAAGATTGGACATATATAAAAAAGAAAAAGTTTTTAAACAAGCACCCTTGGATTAGGGAACTAAAAGGAATATTTATGGCGGGAATTTATAATCAAACTTATTTTGATAATCACCCTATAGAAAAAGACAAAGACGGAGTACTATATGGAGTTATTTTAGTAAATAAAAAATCGTGGCATAGAGAATGTATAAAGGTTGGAATTGCTTCTGGCAAAGATTATCGACACATTATAAAGCGTAGTCATGGGTTTAAGGGGTATGAAATTCGTATTCAAAGAACATACCACGATACCCTTTATAATGTTTGGAAAATAGAACAACAACTACATAAAAAATTTAAACATGACAGATTTGAACCCAAAATCAAGTTTGGAGGTCACACAGAGTGTTTTAATATTAATTCGCTCATTCTTCAGGACTTCCCGAAAAATAGTTCTTGACATGGCACCCCAAATTTGTTATAATATATCATATATAAAAAAATGAGAGTAATAACGCAAGAAATTTTACCCCCCGCTAACTGCCCAGCTTGTGGTTCGTTATTAGAGTGGGAAAATGATCAACTTTTTTGTATCCACACAAACTGTGGAGGTAGAACACACAAAATGGTTGAACACTTTGCAAAGACTCTCAAAATTAAGGGGCTCGGACCCCGAACAATAGAGAAATTGGAGATCACCTCAATATTTGATTTATTTCAATTGCCCCTTGAACTAATGATAGGTGCGTTAAATTCCGAGAAACTGGCAGTAAAACTTTATAGAGAAATAGAGTCAAGTAAAAATACTGATTTAGTAAATTTACTACCCGCTTTTTCAATAAAGTTAATTGGACAAACTGCTTCCACAAAAATTTGTGAGGTTATTGAATCTTTAGATGAACTAACAGAACAAAAATGCGCAGAAGCAGGACTAGGTCCAAAAGCTACAAACAATTTGCTAGATTGGTTAATCGAAGAATATACTGACGGATACGATCGCTTACCTTTTAGTTATAAAACTAAAGTTAAGAAGAAAGAGGTCAAAGACATAAAAGGAATCGTATGTATATCAGGTAAACTTAAAAGCTATAGCACAAAAGCAGCCGCAAAGAAAATATTAGAAACAAAGGGCTTCATTGTGAAAGGTAGTTTAACAAAAGATGTTAATTTCCTAGTAAACGAAAGCGGAATAGATTCCGCAAAAACACGAACAGCCCAAGATAGGGGCGTAACAATAATAACAAACCTAAATCATTTAATCAGAGGACAATACAATGGCATTACCTAAATGGACAGAAGAAAGAACCGCAAGTCTAACAGACTTCGTTGGTTCTGAAAGCCCAATTTCTCAAGCAACTGTTGCTAGCGCAGCTGAAGAACTCGAAACTTCAACTCGTTCAGTATCCAGCAAGCTTAGAAAAATGGGTTATGATGTAGAACTTGCATCTTCAGTATCTAACAGAACTTTTACTGATGAACAAGAAGCAACTCTTCATCAATTCGTTACTGACAATAGTGGTCAGTACACTTATGCAGATATTGCAGCATCTTTCGAAGGTGGGCATTTTTCTGCAAAATCAATACAAGGGAAAATTCTCTCTATGGAATTAACTTCCCATGTAAAACCAGCTGAGAAACCTCAGTCAGTCAGAACTTACTCTCCCGAAGAAGAAGCTACATTTACCGAAATGGTAAATAATGGTGCATTTGTCGAGCAAATCGCAGAAGCACTTGGCAAGACTGTAAATTCAATAAGAGGAAAAGCTCTTAGCTTACTTAGGTCTGGCGATATTAACGCTATACCTAGACAAGAGATCACTAAAGGCTCTACAAAAGCCGATCCTTTGTCTGAACTAGACGGCGAAATTGGCGGCATGACTGTCGATGAAATCGCTGACGAAATTGGCAAAACCGTACGAGGCGTAAAAACTATGTTGACAAGACGTGGTCTTACTTGCGCAGACTATGATGGAGCTGCTAGAAAAGAAAAAGCTTCTAGTTAAATTTCAATAGAATTGGGCAAGGAGGTTTACCTTCTTGTCCTTTTTTTCTGGGTAGAGAATGAATTTAACTTCCGCATTACTGAAGCAAATAATTACACAGGAAGACTTTGATACTTGGGGTAACCTAAGGGAGAACTATTTACCAAATGAGTATCAAACTCTATATCGTGTAATGCTAACTCACGTCAAAAACTTTACAAAGTTACCAACCTTTGAGGACTTAAAACTCTCTATAAGGGATAGGAAACTGCAGGAAAAAGTTTTTGCTATAGAGGCAGTTGATGTTGATGTCGATGCTTGGATTTTATTAGAGTATTTAAAAAATGAGTATGCACAAATAGAAATATTAGATGAACTCGATACTTTTATAGATAAGACAGTAGCAATATCACAAGCCGAAGAAAATGTAGAAGCACTCCAACAAATAGTGTTGGATATAGGTGAGAGAGTTGACCTCAAAGCACCCGAAGAAGATATGCAAGTAATAAATCTATTTGAATCAGAGGACGAAATTAAAAAATATCTACCTCTTGGTTTAAATCAAGATTATGACCAGAAATTAAAATTCTCTCCCAGAGATCTGGTGCTTGTTGGCGGTCGTAGAGGAGCTGGTAAAACTTTTACTTGTGTAAATATCGCAAGTAATGTTTACGATCAAGGTAGAAGCTCTATATACTTCACAATAGAAATGGATAGTCGTGCTATTTTGCAAAGAATGTGTTCTGTAGGAACTAATGTTCCAGTATCAAGATTACTTACTAGAAATCTTGCTGAATCAGAATGGAATAAAGTAGCAAAATGGTGGGCTAGTCGTTTCGAAGGTGGAGAAGAATTATTACCTAATTATTATAAAGAAAGAGATTTTGATAATCTCCATGATCAATTAATAAAAAGAAAGCTCACTAGAGATAGACAACTAGATGTGGTTTATGATCCACAACTTAGTTTATCAAGGATTCGTACAGAACTTGAAAGTAAACTAAGTCAGACAAACGTAGGAGTTATCATAGTGGATTATCTAAATCAAGTACGACGCCACAACGCACCTAGTAGAACTGGTCAATATGACTGGACAGAACAAATAGAAGTTAGCAAAACTTTAAAAAGCATAGCACAAGAATATGAAGTACCTGTATTCTCTCCTTATCAAACTGATAACACAGGTGAAGCAAGATTTGCAAAAGGTATTCTTGATGCTGCAGATGCCGCATTTACAATAGAAACTTGGGAACAAGACGATAATTGTATAACATTTAATTGTACAAAAATGCGATCTGCTAGAATGGAAGGATTTACAAGTGTAATGGATTGGGACACATTAAAGATCGGTCCCGAAACTACACTTAACCCTAAGGAGAGAGAAGAAGTAAAAGGCAATATAGCAGGGGAAGAAATACACGAGGTAGTATAATGGCAATCAAGAAAAAATCATACGAAAAATTAGACGACACTAATATCAAAAGAGTTATTGCAGCTCTCACTAGTGAAAATCCTATAACCAAGAAAGAGGCTTGTGAGATGTTAAACATTAATTATAATACAACAAGGCTTTCCAAGATTATAGAAGGTTTTAAAGAAGATCAAGAGTATCGCAAAATAAGAATGTCTAAAAATAGGGGCAAACCTGCTTCTAAAGATGAAATGAAACAAATGATTGAAATGTATCTTGATGGACAAACCATTACAGATATATCAAAAACTATGTTTCGATCCCCCGCATTTATTAAAGGAAACCTAGATAGAATAGGTGTTCCGACTCGTATTACGGAAG